GGCTTCGCCCGACCACAGGCGCGCCATCCATTCGGCGGCACGCTGGACGGTGGCGGGGTCGGGCTCCGGCGTCTCCGTGGGCGCATCGGCGGGCGCGTTGGTGGGCGCGTTGGTGGGCGTATCGGCCAGGGGGCCTTCGGGCGGGCGCATGGCGGTTCAGCGTGCCGGCGTGGCGTGCAGCGCCTGGTGGCAGGCCACCAGGGCGGCGGCGATGTATTTCTCCACCGACGACACCGATACGCCGAGCCGGGCGGCGATGTCGCGGTAGCCCATGCCGTCGAGCTTGCACAGCAACAGGGCTTCGCGGGCCTTGGCGGGCAGGCCGTGCAGGATGGCGTCGATCTGGATCAGCGCCTCGATGGCCAGGGCGCGCTCTTCCTCCGACGGCGCCAGGGGCTCGGGCAGCAGCGCCAGGGCCTGCAGATAGGCCGATTCGATGTGCCGCCGGCGGTGCAGGTCGATCACCAGGCCATTGGCGATCTGGGCCAGGTGCTGGCGCGACTGCTGCGCCTGCGGCACCTGGCCGGTGCGCAGGATGCGCAGGTAGGTGTCGTGCGCCAGGTCGGCCGCGTCGCAGGCGTTGCCGAGCTTGCGGCGCAGCCAGCCCCGCAGCCAGCCGTGGTGGTCGGTGTAGAGGGCCTCGATCCTTTGCTGCAGCGCGAATTCTGTGTGGGTCATGGTGAAGCGGGCCGCGAAAACTCAAGCCCTCACCGTGCGATAAATCCCCGCGTCTGCAGTTACACCGGGTGAAATGAAATTGCAGTGACGTGCGGTGAGCGGCGGGAGCCATCCCCCCCGTCAGCAAAACTCCCGACTCGCACCTTGCGGGGCCTCTACCTAGAGTCCGAGCGACCTCTAGGAGCCCACCGCAATGACCACCGCCCCCCAATCCAAAGCCTCCCTCGTGCGCGATCACATGTCCGCTGGCCGCTGGGCCGAGGCCGTCCGCCTGGCCGCATCGTTCCGGCGCCTGGACAAGCACCGCACGGCCATCCTCGACGCCCGCACGGCCTACACGAACCCGCGCTGGCTGGCCCAGCTCGGCATTGACCCCGAGGCCGCCAAGGAAGCCGGGCACGCCGCCCTGCGCGAGCGCTTCGCCTGATCCCTTCCCCTCACGCCCCCACGTTCCAGAACAGCGCGCCAGGCCCCGCCTCGGCGCGTATGTACTCCCAGGCCTTGGCGTCATAGCCCGGCGCACTCGGAAACGGTGGCCGCACCTTGGCCGCCCGCTCAAAGGGCAGCGGATGCACGATCCGCCGCGCCCGGCCCGTATCGCACCCCTCCCGCCCCACCACCACGGCCACGAACCGCGCCCGTGGCCACGCGCGCTGCAGCGCCCGCGTGAGCACCCCGGAGCCCGCCACGCTCCACACCTCGACAGGCTCCAGGCCCGTGGCCGCCGCCGCCTCGGCAATGGCCCCGAGGCTGGCCGCAGCGTCGGCCCCGAAGGGCACCAGGTGCGCCCCGCGCTCGGCCGCGTAGGCCCGAGCACGTGCTTGAACCACCGACAGGTAGCCGCAAGGCACCGGCACCACGGCCGCGCCAGCGTCGGCCGCCGCCACCGTCAGCGGATGCGGCACCTTGCGCGCGGCCGTGAACACGGTCGCCCGGCGCCCGAGAAGCCGCGCACAGTGCGCCAGGGCCACCTGGGCATAGCCCTGGGCCGGGCTCGCATAGACGAACTCGGCCGCCGCCTGCGCCTGCATCAAGGGCAGCAAGGCGCGCATCTTGGTTCCGCCCGGCAGCAGATCATCCCGGACGACAAAGACACCCGCATGCTCCTCGATGACAGGCGCAGGCAGCATCAGCGCACCGCCCCGCAGGCGGCCGTGGCACGCCGGGCATCGCCCTTCACGAACACCAGCACCTGCTGGTGCGTCCGGCCCAGCTTGCGCGACACCTCAAACGCCTTGCCCGCCCGGATCGGCAGCGAACCGGCAGACGTGACCAGGATGGCCTCGTTGTAGAGCTGCGCCCCAGCATCACGGAATGCCGCAATGGTGTCGCCCACGAAACCGCGCTGCAGCCCCTTGGTGTCGCGGAAGTCGCCGACGACGAAACAGGCGAAGCGGTCAGGCCGCAGCAGGGCCACGGACTCCTTGATGATCTGGCGGTAGGTCTGCAGAAAGCGGGTATAGCGCATGGTGGAAAGGTCGGCCTCGTCGTCGCTGTAGCGCTCCAAATTACCGTAGGGCGGGCAGGAAAACAGCAAGTCGGCCTGCACCTCGGGCAGCGCCTGGCGCACCGCCAGCGCATCGCCCTGCACCCAGCGCGGCGCGGGCATGCCCGGCTGGCCCAGTGCGGCCCACTGCGCGCGGTTGGCCTGCACCTGCTCGGCGCGCAGGTCCAGGCCTGCGTAGCCGCGACCCGTGGCCGCTGCGACGATACCGCGCACGCTGCCGCCTGCGAAGGGGTCGAGCACCAGATGCCCCGGCGCAGAAAACCAGCGGTACACGAGCTCGCACAGCACCGGGTCGAACACGCTTGTGCCCTGGTGCCGGATCTTGTCCGGGTGGGCCTGGGCGAACTCGGCCCAGGTGGCCTTGCGGCCGAGAGCGGCTTCGTAGGCGTTCTTCGCCGCGTAAGTTGCGGGCGGCTGCGCCGAGGTCGGGTACAGCAGGCGGTCACTGCGGCCCAGCTCGGACTGGATGCCGGTCGCCAGCCAGGCCGCTTTGCGGTCGCGCCACCAGCCCGTGCGGGCATCCAGCAGCGAGAACGGCACCGCCAGATAGCGGTCAGCCAGGGAGGGATTGCGCCCGCAGCTGGGGATCGTGTCCAGGCCGGGCGGGGTGAAGGTGGGAAAAGTTGCTTTCGTCATTCGAGCGTTTCAAGGGTTGGACGCTCGGCTGGCGCTCTAAAGAGGCGCTCGGGGCGCTCTGGAACTTGTTCAACGCCCCGCAGCGGGGGCATTTGATGGAGAGGGCCATGTAGATGCCCTCCCCGAGTTTGCAGCGGCAGTTGCCACAGCGGATTTCATTCATTGCAAGCCTGTTACACGGGTTGAAACATCTGGTAGGCTCGCCGCACTCTGTACAGGGTGGCGGGCCTTGCCGGCTTGCAGGGCACTTCTGCAGGTTGGGGCTGTTGCCGGTGTTCGCGCACCGGCAGGGGTCGCCCGTCTTTTTACTGGTCTCCTACCTCCTACGGGTGCTCGCCCGGTTGCACGGGCGCAGCGATGATTGCATCGGCGTCAACGTCGTGGCCCGCTTGTCGCAGCAGGGCGATGCCTGCTGGCAGATCGGGGTTGTCCAGGTCGATGTACTTGCGCACGCTCGCATCGCGCACCACGGCCGCAACCACCGGCGTGGCGTCGGCCAGGATCGCCCATTTGGCCGGCCCGAAGCGGTCGAAGAACGCGCCGACGCTGATGTGACGCGGCACCGGCACAAGATCGACGGCCACCGGCACAAACACCGGCTCGCCTGCTGCTTCGCTCGCCGCGCGGTCGTAGCGCTGGCCCAGCAGATCTTCGCGCAGTCCGTCTATCTGCACCGATTGCGCATCGTCGATCGGCGAGTGGGACTGCGCCACGGCGATCACAGCATTGCCCGCGTTGAGGTGCGCGTAATAAAACGCCTGCACCGTCACCAGGTTGGAGGGGATTGGGGTCGCTTCAATGTCGCTCATGATGGGTAAAACTCCGTCAATTCCCAGGAAACTTTGGCAGGGTAAGTTGGATTGCCGAATGCATTGACCGTGACAGATCCACCGCCGGAAGCGAGAGATATGTATCCAGCAGATATGGGAGAGCCATCCCCCCAATACGCACTTCCCAGGCTGCCCAGCAGCCTCAGCTCCGTCCACGCAGGATCTACAGGCGCGATCGGCACGGAGACGGCTGTGCCGACCGTGACAAAAACAACGCCCCGCTGTATCGATTTTCTGCCACCGATACCAAGCACTTGAGACGCAAGCGGCATGGCTTATATCCATCCTTTCTCATTTCCGGAATAAACAAGTTGAAATTTCAAACGCGGCACGTTGAGCCGCATCGGCCCACTCAGGCCGCGAATCTTTCCCTCCCCGGGATCGACAATCGCCGCCATCGACATTGACAAGTCCGTGACCAATACGGTGTCGCGCAGGGCCCCAGGAAACGGCAGCGTGAGCGTGGCGGGCGCGAGGAAGACGTAATGCATGCCCGGTTGCGCCACGGTATCGGCTACCACGAATGCAATGGGCGGGGAAAGCGCGCCACCAATCAGCCACCATTCATCGGGCGAGACGGAGGGCTCGGACAGCGCCGTCATGGGCACGCGGCAGCGGTACAGCAGGCCGTTGGCCGGGCTCCACACCACCGCGCCGAAGACGTAGTAGTACGGCATGCCGTCCTGGCTGCCCACCCACTTAGTGGCGCCCACGGAAGCCGCTGCTGCCGCCGCCATGCTGACCGCCTGCGCTTCGCTGGCCGCTGCGGCATTTGCCAATTCGTTCGCGCGTGTGGCGCTCGCATGCGCATCGAGGGCGTTTTCATAAGTCGCTCCTGCAATCGCATTCACTTCCTCCCGGTGCGGCGTGAGCGCCGCGACGTGGGTGTCGGCGTGCGCGTCGAATTCAGGGTCTCCGATGTACGGCGCCACCGGCAGTGGCGCAATCGGCACCGGCACAACAATGGTCATAGGGCCTCCAAATCAATATCTCCTACGGATTCAACGACGTTCGATACGTCGAGTGGCATGCGGCGATAGACGCCAAAAACAGACACGGGCTCCGCATAGCCGTCTGTCGTGTCACCATCGAGGCCCGCCCACAGCGCCGGCACCGCGTCAAGCTGTTGGCGGGCGCGCAGGTACTTGACCGCGTTGCTTTTTGGCATGGCAACGCGCACGCGCAAGGTGGGCGAACTCTTGACGGGCACCAACTGGATGCCGCCCCACTTGTCGCGGTCGATGGTGCTGAAGTTGAGTGCGTCGTTGCGGGGCGACCAGTTGGCGTGCCCGAGCCACGTACTCATGCCCACCGCCGCATGCTCCACGCGCACGGAGCCGCCAGCGCGGGTCAGCGTGACCGTGACAATGGCGCCGGAAAACGGCGGCAGGTCGTGCAGAACAAGTGACGGCTCGGTGTAGTGGCCGCCAAAGTAATAGTCGCTCCACGTGCGCGAGCTGCGCGAGATCAGGCTGCGCTCGATGCGGCGCACCTCCTGACCGTTCACTGTGACCGACACAACCACGGCGTGCGCGTCCACCCCGCGCAAGAAAAGGCTGTTGAACCGGCGCCCAGGCGCCAGCGTGAACGTCAGCGGCGACGCTCCGACGCTGGCCGCGTTCGTGAGGTGGCGGAACATCGCCCAGCGATTTGTGTGGCCGACGTCGAGCCAGTACTCCGGCGCCACTGCGGGCGGCCAGCCCGTGGGCGCCAGGCACTTGTAGCGCTTCTGGACATCGGGCAGCGCGAGGATTTCTCCTGCCGCCCAGGGTCGGGCAACCCATGGCAGTTCACCCGCGCTTTCATCGACTTCGGGGATGCTGCAGGCCACAAGGTGCGCGGGCTCCAGCGTGTGAGGGGGGATAACGATCATGTCCGTGCCTCCTTAAACCATGTTCCACCAGACGTTGGACGCGTCCAGCCAAGCAACTTGCAGCGCGAAGCCAGGCAGCCGCAGGTTGCACACAAGGTCGCTGTCGAACATCCCCCGGGAGCCGCAGAACCAGGTGCCCACCTCTTGGCGCGCGATAGTGAAAGCCTGGGCCGGCCACGTCATGTGCAAGTTCAAAAACTCGATGCGATCACCCAGCGCCAGGCTGGCGCGCTTGGGCAGGTACATCGTGATGGCGCCGCCGCCCGTCCAGATGCTGTAGACCGCGCCCAGTTGCAGCACGCCGCCCTGGGTTTCGCGCAGATAGCACGCCCGCGAGAGATCCCGCCCGAACGCAAGTGACGGCGTGCCAGAGGTGCCGGGCAGGCCCTGGGCACCCTGGGGCCCCGTAGCCCCTTGCGGCCCCGTGGGGCCTGCAGGGCCTTGGATGCCCTGCGCGCCTGTGTCACCTTTCGCGCCTGCGGGGCCTTGTGCGCCCTGTGGCCCGGTCGGGCCTGCCGGGCCCTGGGCGCCGGTTGCGCCGGTCTCCCCCTTGGCGCCTTGCGGCCCCTGGATGCCCTGGGCGCCGGTGTCGCCCTTGGCGCCCGCAGGGCCCTGGATGCCTTGCGCCCCTGGCGCGCCCGCGTCGCCCTTGGGGCCGGCCACCCCCTGGGCGCCTTGCGGGCCCGCAGGGCCGACGAAGGCACTGGCGCTGGCGCGGTAGTCCCGTTCCGGGCGGGCCACCATGATTTGATCCGACGGCAGGACTGGGCCGGGCAGTGGCCGCAGGCCGAGGAGCGTTGTCATACCCGCAGCTCCAGGGCCGACGCGCTGCTAGCGATCTGCATCGCCTGCGCGCCGCGCGTCACGCGCAGCAGCACGTCGGCGGTGTCGCGCGTGTGCTGCCCAATGTCCCCCAGGCGAGTGCCCTGGGACTCCACCGCCAGCGCCAGGCGTCCCATGGCGCGGGCCATCTCGGTGCTTAACCCGCCGCCCGCGATCTGCGAGAGCATGTCCCGTGTCTGGCCCGCGCTGTAGATGCGGGACGCGCCCGTGACCTCAAGCTCCGGACCCTCTTCGCCCACGAGACGCACGCCGCCCAGGTGCGAGCCACCGCGTGCAAAGGCCGGGATGCCATGGTCCTCGAACAGCTTGCGCATGTCGTCGGCGCCAACACCATACGCATCAGCGATGTCCTCTATCGACCAGTCGTAGAACAATGACATGTTGTACGCCTTGAGCAGATCGTCGGTGCTGCCCGGATCGAAGCCCTTGAAGTGCCGCAGTATCTTTTCGGCCTCGGTCTCCGGGACGTAACCACCACCACCACCGTCGCCGGGGCCAGAGCCGCCAATGGCGAATTTGCCGCCACCGCTGCCGCCACTGTCGCCTTCACCGCCTTTGCCTTCGCCGTCCTCTTTTTCTTTCAAGATGGCCGCGCGCAAGGCATCCACGGCCGTAGTGACGCCGAGCACCGCTTCTGTGGTGCCCCGCACCGCGTCGATTTCCGCACGGCTGGCGACCAGCAGGTCGTCCAGGTAGCGCAACTGTTCCTGGGCCGTCTCCAGCGTCTGTTCATCCACGCTGAGCTGGTCGCCGGCCGCCGTGCCCAGGGTTTCGAGCTGGAGGGCGAGCTTGAGCTGTGCTTCTTCCCACTCCAGGCGCGATGCGTAAGCGCTCTCGCCCATGCCGCCCCGCACTGCGTCGATAGCGCGCGATAGCTCGGCCTGGTCTGGCAAGTAGCCTGTGGTTGAGGCTGCGGTAATGGCGTCACCGATGAAGCGCTGCGCGCGGGCCGCAGCCATGGCCGCAGTCGCATCGACGGTGCCGCGCAGATCGCGCACCTGGTCGCGGGTCAGGTCAACGATGGCGCGTTCCTGGTTCACGCGCTCCTGCGCCGCGTCCACGCGCGCCTGGATGGCGTCGCGCTCGGCGGCGACCGCGCGCTCCAGCGCCTGCAGTGCGGCATCGGTGGCGCTGCGGCGGGCATCGGCTTCGGCCTTGGCCGCCCGAGTGACCGCCTCGGCGCTGTCGGTGCTGGCAGCGGTCACGCTCTTGATGGCCTCGGACAGCGCCAGCAGTTCGGCTGCGGCCTGTGCAGCCGCGTCGTCGCCGTTGGCTGCTGCAAGCATGTCCTCGACGATCTTGCGGTACAGCTCGCGGGCATTCGATGCGTCCAGATCCACGCTCACGCCCAGCGCCGCCAGGCGGTCGTTGATCTCGCGCTTGGCAATGTCGCGGCGCTCGGTCTCGCTGTAGAAACCTTCGTAGAAGCTCGCCGCGTTCTGGCCCAGCGCTTCGATGCCGCCCGAGGCCGTCAGGATGCGCTCGAAAGCAGTGTCTGTGAGGCCCGCGAAGCCCGTGATTTTGCGGCCCAGGTCCTCGAAGGCCTGGGCGATGAGGCCGATCTGCGCGACGACGGCGCTCAGGTCCTCCATGCTGGCCGCATCGCCAATGCCTTCCAGCAGGGTGTTTGCCCAGCTCGGCAAATCCATGTCGAGCAACACTTGGCGCGTGTCTTTGGCGATGGCCGAGAGGTACATCTTCCAGCCGTCCTCGCCGTCCGCAAAAATCTTCGGCGCCCACTTCGAGGTGCGGCCGTCTTCCCAGTCGAGGAGCTTTTGCCCGTCGCGCGAAATCCGCAGGCTGCCGAAGCCGGGGTCGTCGGAGCTGTCGTCGCTGTACGCGGTCATGACGCCGAAGGTGCCCCCCTTGCCCAGGGCCTTGCCAAGCCCATTGAGGGTGTCGCCCACGGCGCGGGCCACGGCATCCACGCCCGCCTGGGCGCCCTGTGTGTAGCGGCCAGCGGTGCCCGAGCGCACGAAGACATCGTTACCCCCGGTCAGGGTGGTGCCGTCGTACTCGGCGGCGGCGCCCCAGTGGGGCGTGCCGCTCTTGTCGAACTTGCCCACCAGGGCCGCCACGGTGGCAAGGCCCGCGAGCGCCCAGCCCCAGCCGGGGATGGCGGCAAGGCCCGAGGCGCCCGCCCCAGCGCCAGCACCGGCACCGGCCCCCGCAGTCAGGCCCAAGCCACCGCCCCCTGCGGACAGCCCAAGGCCGCCGCCCGCCGTCAGGCCCAGGCCCGAGGCACCTGTTCCAAGCGAGTAGAGCGACCCCGCGCCACCGCCAAGGCCCAGCCAGCCCATGGCCTTGCTGCCCAGGTTGTACAGGCTGGATGCATTGCTGGCCAGGCCCAGCAGATTGCCGCCGCTGCCCAGGCCCACGGCGTTGAGACCCTGCTGGATGACGCCGTTGATGACCAGCGACACCGGCGTCATGATCGCGCTGATCGTCGGGCGCAAGACCATGGTCTTGAACAGGTTGACGGTGGCGTCGGCCAGGTTCTCGGCCATGCCTTTGCCATCTTCAAAGCCGCGCATCAGCGCATCGGTCAGGCTGCGGTTGATCTCGTCCGAAGCCCGCGCCATGTACTGCTGTTCGGCCTTCGCCACGGCAGCGGCGCTTTCAATGCGCTGCGCGCGCAGCGTTTTTTCCCGCAGGGCCTGCTTCTCGGTGTCGGTGAGGGCCGATTTGTCGATGTCGGCCAGTTCCTTGGCGTATTTCAGCTCCACGGCGCGCTGCGCCGTGATCTTCTCGCGCTCGAGCGCGGTCAGGCCCGAGAGCTGCAGCTCGTCTTCGTAGGCTGCGGCCAGTTCCTGCGCGCCGCGCAGCAGCTCGTCCACATGCTTTTCGGCTGCCTTGTAGTCGGCCTGGCCCAGGGCGGTCACGTAGCGCTGCTGCGCGGCGATCTTGAGCTCCAGGCCCGCGATGTACTTGGGGTCGAAACTGTCGCTGCCCTGGGCCTCGGCCATCTGCTTTTGCAGCTCGGCCAGGGTGAGCTGCTCGACGGCCGTCCTGGACTTTCCCAGGGTGGCATTGGCGGCCTCTTGCGCGGCGGCGCGCTCGGTGATCGCGTCCGCATCCTTGTAGACCGCATCTATGCTGGCATGGTGGGCCTTGAGGGACTTTTCCAGCCCGTCGTTGCTGCGCAGTTGCACGCCCAGCGCGTCTGCAATGGCCTGCTTTTCCTGCAGGCGCGCGATGGTCTTGGCATCCGTCGTGCGCTTGAGAAGATCGCCGATCTTGAGGGACTCGCGCTCGCCCGCGTTCAGCTCGGACGCGCCCGCGCCCAGCGTTACAAGCTGCTCGTGGTAAAGCTTGGCGGCCTGTAACTGGCTCTCCAGGTTGGCGAGTTCGGTATCGGAGACCTTGATGCCGCCCGCGCCCTTGGCATCCTTGTATTTCTCCCGGATGGCGGCCATCCGCTTTTGCAGTTCCTCTTCCGTCGCGCCTGCGGCGGTGGCTTCGCCTCGGGCCTTGGCAAGCTCGCGCTCCATCTGCGCTTGCTTGTTGAGGAACTTCACGCCCTCCTGATCCCAGGCGGCCCGGGCCTTGCGCCTTTCGTTTTCTTTTGCAGCGGCCTCCGCATTAGCGTTTTCCGCTGCGATCTTGTCTTCCAAGGCCTTGACCTGAGCGCGTAGATCTTCGGTTTGCTTGCCTGGTTTGATGCCAAGGCTCGCGTTGCGCTCTTCCAAACGTGCGAGGTTTTCCCGGAGCTGGTCGAGGTTCTGCTGGTCCGTCGTGCCCCGGCCCAGATTGAGCATGGCGTCCCAGGCCCATGCCGCCGCGTCTTTGACACCGAGCCAGGCGGTTTCGATGTACCCCAGGTTGTTCAGGAGTTCGTCGGCGCGTGTCGTGAGCGCGTCTGCCCAGGCCTGCTGCGCCACGGCGCCGGCCGCGCTGGCGTTGCCCTGCTCGGTGAGTGCCTTGACCTGCTTGTAGACGCCATCCGTCAGGTAGTTGGTGCCCTCGTTGAGCTTGAGCGTTGCGGCGAGCGGGTCTTTGGCGAGCGCGGCGAACTGCTCGGCCGTGCTGCTGACGGCGGTGCCGGTGGCCCGCTCCCACCGGATGGAGGCCTGCGCGAACTGGCGCAGGCTGTCTGCGCCCACCTGGCCGGTATGCGCCAGCGCGGCCAGCGCCCGCGACGCCGCGCCCTGCGTGCCCACGATGGCGCTGACTTGCCGCGCCATGTCGCCCATCTGGCCCACGGTGGTTCCCGCCGCGTTGCCGGTCATGACGATGGACTGGCGGTAAGCGTCCGCCTCCCTGGAGCCCTGGGCGTATGCGGCAGTCGCCAGGGCAGCGGCGCCCGCGAGCAGGCCCAAGCCAGCGACAGCAGGCGTGATCGCGCCCAGCATGGCGCGCAGGGCGTTGCCCGCGCCGCCGAAGCTGTCCTTGATCTGGCCGCCCTGCTGGATGGCGACCATCCAGACCGGCATGCCGCTTGCCACGCTGGTGACCACGTCGGTCATCTGCGCGGGCAGCATGCGCATGGCCTGGGCGTGCTGGCCCGCAGAGATCGCGCCGTTGATGTTCGCCTTGGCACCGGCCTCCAGCGCGCGGATGTACTGCTCGGCGCCCTCGGTCACGCCAAGCTGGGCGGCGCGGTAGCGCAGGGCCTCGGTCGAGGACTTGCCCTGTAGCGCGGCCTGCTCACGCAGCCCGGCCAGGAAGTTGTCCTGCGCGGCTGTGGCCTGCTGCTTGGCGGCGGCGATAGCGCGCTGCGCCGCCTCCTCGGTGCGCGCGGCCTCGGCCGCTGCCGCCTGGGCGGTGCGCTGGCTTTGGAGCTGGGCGATCAACGGGGCGGCTTCCGCCGCCACGCCCACCTGGGCGGCGCGGTAGCGCAGCAGTTCCTCGGAGGACTTGCCCGCGATGGCGACTTGCTCGCGCAGCGCTCCCAGGAAGCTCTCCTGCGCGGCCGTGGCCTGCTGCTTGGCAGCGGCGATGGCACGCTGCGCCGCTTCCTCGGCCCGCGCGGCTTCGGCCGCTGCCGCCTGGGCCGCGCGTTGGTTCTGGAGCTGCAGGATCAGCGGCGAGGCCTCGGCCGCCACGCCCGCCTGGGCGGCGCGGTAGCGCAGCAGC